TACTTGCTGAAATCACCGAACAGAACTGTGACATTCGTTGTGGCAATGCTCGAAGCCATAGCATTGTTAACAATAACGGGGTAGCCCAAAAGACGCGGCGCATTGCCGTTCAAAAGATCCAAAAACAGCGGCCTGCTTTGGCCGTCAGCCAGTTGAAGAATGCTGTTCCAAACCGTCTGATGCATCATAAAACTGGCATTCTGCTGATAACCAAAATCCAAGCTATTACGAAGCGCCATAATGTTAGGGAGGGTAATCGTGGTGGCAGTGGCACCAGATGTACCGGTTGATGCGCCAGTCACAACACCCTGGGCGGTGGTGGTGCCGTTCCCAGTGGTGTGATCGGTAGCTTCCTTGCGCCCAATTCGCTCACCCAAAAGTGAAGCCACTTCGGTTGCCAGGTCTAAGCCGGAATCCCGAAGCAGTTCGTTTGAGACAACGATCAAGGACTCATGACGATAAGCGCCCAAAACCACCTGCGCGAATGTCATGTCGGTAGCACTAGGCGCGGTAGCTTCAACTCCAACAGCGGCGCTGTTGGCGGTGTCATCAATCGTCGGAAACGGCAGGCTGTTTCCGGTCAGGGTTGGAATGATTCTGGAAACAGTTCGCAATGGATTGAAAAAAACAATCTTCTTTTCAAGTTCGGCCAGAAACCCCGCGGGAATCGTATAACCACCAGACGCCAAGGTGGTAGTGTTGGCGCGAACCTGAATCTTGTTATTGTTCAGGTCAAGGCCTACACGGTCAGCGGCGGCCCTTTCGGCCCGGCTGGCATCGCGGCCCAACATCCAGCCACGAAAAGCAAGTCTTCGATCCTGTTCGGCGCCCTTGTCGTTCAAGTCGCGGACATAGGCGGGGGCGCCAACAGGGGCGGGGCCGCTTCGACGAACACTAACCGCCGAAAGCTTATTCAGCCTTGCCTCAACCGCCGCCTCAATCTTTGCCTGAAGGCCCACCATTTCAGGTTCGTAATCTTCGGCAGGGGCAGCAACAACTACCGCGCCGGTTTCATCATGCGAATGAGAAGCCACCGATTCTTCCAAGGCCATCAGCCGGGAATCCACAACTTGAACCTGTGATTCAAGGCTTGCAAACTTTGCTTCTTCCTCAGGGGTCCATTCGCGGTTTTCTGCCGCGGTGTGGATAGCCCGCATTTCGGCCACGCAACGGGCCCGTTCAGCGTTCAACTGGGTTCGTTCACTCATTGGAAACTCCTTGAGATGTTTAACAATCGGATCACGCGTTCCCGTGATTGTCGGGCCCTTCGCCCGTCCCAACTGTCACGCGAACGCAACGCAACAGTGGTATCTGGATAAGCCGGAACCGAAACAACAGAGACTTCAAGCAACTGCACATCTGTCACAGTCCTGACCCGCTGGCCGTCTCGAATGTCCCAGTTGTCACCACCCGGCTGAACAATAAATCCAAAAGACATTTGGCTTACATCACCCCGCCTGACCAGTTCCGTCAAGTCTCTGGCGTAGGTTGTTTGCGGCATCAGGATTTTAATTTTCAGGCCGTGTTCATCAGTTGAAAGTTCGAGTGTCCCACTAATACGGCGCCCCAGAACCATGGTCGAATCATGGTTCACCAGCGCCCGAACATCCGCCTCAGAATCTTCCACGGTTCGACGGAATGCACTAGGGCTGATCTGTTCCCTGAACCCGCCAAGGTCCTCTGACAAACGATTAAAAACGCTGGCATAGCCTACCAGGTGGGTGGGTGATTCGGCAATAAAATGACCAAGCGCCCGCCGTTCCATGGTCATCCCTCCAGTTCGTCGGCGCGGTCCATCTGACCGGCGATCTTTTCAGACCATCGGCGGCCCTCATCGTCACCCCAAAGGGCCCAAGCGATTCTGCCGGCACTAGGGTAGCCATCTTGGCCGGGTTCCCAACCGGTGCCCTCTTTGTCAACCTCATGGCGAGCAAAGTAGCTGACCATGCGCCGAATAGTTTCAGGGCTAATCTGAACGCCGTTTGACAGGTCACGCGCCCTGGCCACTCCAATGGCAGTACCGCCGCGGCCATATTCGCGGCGCCATTCGAGGCCCTGCCTTGCGGCATTTCTGACGCCTTGCGGCGGCAAAAAGTCAATACCGCCATAGCGGCGGGGCACCGCCCTAATTTCAGGGTATTGGGAATCTTCTGCTGGCTGTTCAACAGTTGAAGGGTTGCTTGGTGGAGCAACCGCGCCGGGCTGAACCCCAAGGGGCTGCATGTTCATGGGGGTCATATACTGATAACCCCCTTCTATGGGCTCGGGCTGTTCAAGGGCCCGAACCTCATTGACCGATAGCCAGCCCCAGTTTCGGCCCACAGAGTAAGCGGCATATCGGGATTGAAGATCGGTCCTTAGCAAGCCTTCAACAGTATGTTCGGCATACAGGGCAGAAGATTCAGGCAAAAGCAATTTTTTCCTAAATTCTTGTTCGATGCGAACAAGCCAAGGCCTTAGGCATTCAGACAAAAAGGCACTGTTTTCCTGTTCAAGGCTAGCGTAAGAACCGCCATCTTTAACGCGTAATTTGGAAACTGGAATGTTAAACCAGCGTGCGATTTCCTCGATTTGAAAGGTTCGGGTCTGGAGGAACTGGGCGTCATCCGGTGGGATGCTTGTTTGTGTCCACTTGAGCCCTTCCTCCAGAACCGCCACCCGGTGGGCATTGTCGATGCCAGAATGCAGGCGTTCCCAGTCGCCGCGCAGTCGGGCCCTGGCATCATCTGACAATCTGCCGGGGTGTTCAAGGATTCCAGAAGGGCGGGCCCCTGTGCCGAACAGGGCACTGCCGAACTGTTCGGCGGCCAAGGCCAAACCGATTCCTTCGCGGGCCTTTTGAATTACTGAATATCCCACCAAACCATCAAAACCGGGCCCGGCCAGGTGCAGCATGTCCGCCTGAGGTATTGTCGCCAACGGGCCTGTTTGCTGACGGTACTGGTAGATGACATTTCCAACTGAATCCCTTGTGACAGTGACACAGTTAGGCGGCAACAGCCACAGCCTGATGGCCCTTCCCAGTCCATCCCTTTCAATCTCGGCAAACCCATTGCCCCAACTAATGGCATGAGCCAGCCACGCTTCACGGAACTGAACCGCGGTCATTTCCGGGTTTGGTTCCCACCGCAAAAGATCGGCAACTAGTAGTTCGTCTTGGCGGCGCCGGCCATCCTGATCGCGGCGGTAGACATGGATGGGCAGGGTGGCCACGGTTTCAGATATGATTCTAACAGCTTGAAAAACTGGGCTGTAATTAAGCGCGGAATATTCATCGACCGAGACGCCGGCGGTGGATACCGATCCACCGAAGTAAGCGTTTAAAGCTAGATCCAACAGGTTCCTTGCCCTGGTTGTTGCAGGGGTCAGGCCGAACAGGTTCCTGATTCTGTCGGCAAGTTTCATAAAAACGATAATCCCCTGTGTTCGTAAACCGATGGGACCGATTTTTTTGCGCCGCCCGCCTCACCAACTCGCGCCCTGGCAACAGCCATGATTGAAGCCACAAGAAGGTCAATCTTTTCAGAAGATTTGCCCTTGGACGGTTTAATGTTGCCAGCCGCGTCTGATTCAATGCTGCAATTCCCTGCACACCAGCGCAATACCGGATTGCCAGAATGACGCAACTTTTTTCCAATCATGAGGCTTTCAAAATCTTTGGCGGCGGGCGACATGCTGGCATAGCCCTGACCAAATGCCACCACCTGAAGGCCGTCAGTTAACATCTGTTGGGCCAGTTGGGCACAGTTCCAGCGGTCTATCGCAATATCAATTATTCTGTGTTTTTCAGCCAGTTCCTTAATTTTCTGATAAACCGCCTCATATTCAATGACATCACCATCAGTGACTTCCATAAAACCCGCATGCGCCCACTGGTCAAACCGCTGGCGGTTCTGGCGTTCTCTTGTTTTCAAAGCACCACGCGGCGCCCAACAAAATGGCTCAAGCCAGATAGAACCATCGTCCATTGGGAATGCAAGCACGAATGCTGAAAGGTCCATTGAGCTTGAAAGGTCGAGGGCGCCGTAGCAGACTCGGCCAGCCAGATCTGGCCTAGGTGATTGGCAACCGTCCCACAGGTCAAGGCCTAGCCACCGGGTAACTGTGTCTGTCCACTGGCACAGGTGCAGGCGCCGGAATGCCAGTTCCCGAGCCGGAGACATTGCAGCTTCCGCGGCGGCCTGTTCGAGATACTCAGGCCGAACACTAACCCCAAAGCCAGGGTTAGCCGCCTTCCAGGTTTCTGGGGATTTCCAATCAGCGGTTTCAGCGGCACCGTACAAAATCGGCAAAAAACAATGGTCAACAATTGATCCATCCTTGACCGACTTGGCGTATTGGTGAAGTTCATAGCAAAGACTAGAACGGTCATAGCCGGAAGTAGTGATAGCCAAAATAAGTGGTTGGGCCCGCGATGCAACGCTAGTAGTTAAAACATCCCAAAGTTCCCGGTTCGGTTGCGCGTGAAGTTCATCAAAAATAATTCCTGAACAGTTCAGGCCATGCTTTGTGTAGGCGTCGGCGGACAGGGCCCGATACCGGCAACCACGGCGGGTAATAATTTCCTTTCTTAATACCTGGCATCTAGAAGACAAAACAGGATTATTCTGAACCATTCGACTGGCCAGATCAAAAACGATAGACGCCTGCTCCCGATCTGCCGCGGCGCTAACGATCTCGGCGCCGGCTTCGCCATCAGCAAACAGCAGCGCCAGGGCGATGCCGGCGGCCAGCGTGGATTTCCCGTTTTTCCTTGGGATTTCTACATAGCAAGTTCTGTAGCGTCTTAATCCATCGGCATTTAAGGTGCCAAACAATGGCAGGATTATGTCCTGATACTGCCAATCTGAAAGTATGAAGGGGTCACCGGCCTTAAGCCCCTGCACATGGGCCAAGCAATGCTCAAAAAACATTTTAATGTTTTCGGCCTTTACCCGCCCAACAGCCTCAATATCGGATTCTCGGCCACCTGTTGCGCGGCGGCCCCCGCGGCGCTGATTTCTGCCACGGTTTCCGCTGGGAGCTTTGTATGTCCGCGGGTTCGAGGACACAGGTAGAGAAGTTGAAGGCTGGTTGCCACCTTCGATTCCAGTTCCGTCAGTTCCTTGTAGACCGGATGGAACTTCGGGCCCCCTGGAGTGGCTATCATTGGGGATTCCAGTCCCGCTCGAATCGCGTTCAGTTCCCGCACCCGGTCTAGCTGTTGGCTGGTCTGAATCACTATTTCGGCGTCCACGGCCCCGCCTATTCCCAGATGACCTAGGTGGTCCCTGATTCTCTGATAAATCTTGAGTGCTTCCCCCGTCAGGCCCGCCGGTTTCAGCGGCAATTCCCCGCCGGCCCTTAGCCAGCTCTTCCGATCCACAGTCTTTCTGCCCCTTTTTGCCATCCCGCACCGTTATATAACCCAAAAATGATTGAAAGTCCGTGTAAAAACGCGTTCTGGC